AATTTGTAGGTGCAATTTCAAATTTCCAATCACGGTAGGACACTATGTTTTCATATTCATTTGAAGAAATTTGATCCAACAGTATTCTTAGGTCAACATCATACGAGCGTTCGATGTCTGTGTTGGGCAGTGTAGTAGTAATAGACATCTTCTCACCATAGGTTGCAATTCTTATGGCGATTAAGATATAATCTACGTCAATACTGGGTACGTTCCATGCATTTTTAATATTAGGAATACAACTTTGTATTACATCAACTGTTGATTGTCCGTTTAACAGTGCATCAGGTGTTTTAAAACGCAATTCATCCTTGGCAGTCATGGCCAACACAGGTATTTCTCCTGTTTCTGTTGTTTCAAGCGAGCCTTTGGGATAAAAATATCCTTTACTAGGCAATGTAACATATAGTTTAGGTTGTCTAAAATGCTTTGCTAACGGATTGCTAGATGCGGACAGGTTCATGTATTTTTTCTCCGGATAAATACTATGTAGTATATATGCGATATAATTATGTACGTATTTAATTTAGGTTAGCAAATGGTAGATGAAGTAGAAATTTCCAATGTAGGTGGTCCAAAAGGTGTTGCCAGTGAAGCTACGCTTGCAGCATTGGTTTCCGCATTAAGCAAAGGTGACACTGCTAGAGAAAGAAGTTTAAGACTCGAATCATTAGCAATGTCTGCAAATACTAAATCTATAAAAAATAATAATAAAGAACAAGGAATTTTTGCAAAAGCTGTCAATAGTGCTGCCGGAGTAGTCGGAGGATTAGGAAAAGAATTTGCACTAGGAGGCGACAGACTTAGCAATTTTAGTCAACACATACTCGGAGCAGGTTCGTCTATACAAGGACTTATTGAGTACTTAGATGATAGCGTTGACAGATTTAGAAATCTAAGTTCGGTCGGGGCTAGCTTTAACAACAGTATTTTTGATATGATTAAAACATCTAGTACTGCTGGCATGAGTCTAGACGATTTTAATAGTTTAGTTCAAAATAACAGTCAAACATTACGACAGCTTGGCGGAAGTGTAACTAATGGTACAAAAAGATTTTCAGATTTAAGTAAAAGTTTAAGAGCCGGTGACACTGGAAGACGATTGTTTGATTTAGGTTTTACAATTGCTGGTGTTAATGATGGAATGGTTTCTTTTATTTCAATTCAACAGACGCAAGGTAGACTGCAAGGAAGATCCAACGCATCGTTGATCGAAGGAAGTCAAAACTATCTTAAACAAATTGACTTGCTTTCAAAAGCTACTGGAAAAAGTCGCGAAGCATTAATGGAAAGCACCGAAGCATTAAACAGCAACGTTAGGTTCCAAGCATTACAAAAAAATGCACTAAGCGATGGCGCTTCAAATCTTGACTTAAACTTAGCAGCAGCCGCTAGCTTTCTTCCTGAATTTACAGACGGACTGATCGATATATCTGAAGGCACAGTAACAACTGAGTTTGGTAAAGCGTTAGAAGCAGCCGGTGGCGCTGGTGCAGAGTTTGTAGATCTAATGAAACGTGCTGAAGGAATGGATCAAGGCGACTTTCTAAGAGAATTAAACAGGTTAGGACCCGCAGTTGCAGATCTAGCATTAAATATAGCAGGAAGCGAAGATGCGATGAGAGTTATGGCCGAGTCTGGCTCCAAGATCTCTCCGTTGTTTGATGCATTCGATGGCATGAGAAAAATGGGAAATATGAATGTCGAACAAATATTAAAAGAACAGGATCAAAGAGATACGCTGACTAGCGTACTTGCAGGATTTTCTCAGGCAATACAAGATTTAAAATCTAATGTAATAGATGTGATATTGAATAGTGGGTTCGGTGAAGCCATTAAAGAACTTGGAATTGCTTTAAAAGATTCTGTGATTGCATTATTTGGAGCAAGCGGTGCAGAAGGAGCAGCAGGTGATCTTAAAAAAGGTATACAAGATTTAAGTTCTCAATACTTTGGAGAATCGGGTACACTTACTCTTTTAGTAAAAGACTTTACACAGTTTATAAGAGATTTAACAACAAGCGATAACCCGATGGAACTTTTCAAAACAAAAGTTGGAGAATTAGGAACTAGTATAAAAAATTGGTTTATGGATACGTTGCTAGGCGAAAGAGGGGCAAATGAATACGGTGAAATGGGCCGAGGAGAACGGCAAGGCGGGATATTAAAATCTATATCAGATGGGTTTTCCAGTTTGTTTAAAGAAGGTTCAATATTAACAACAATAAAAGAATCTATATCCAGTGTGTTTGGCAAAGTTGTCGAAGGAATTAGTGATTTCTGGAATGATTCCGCGAATCAAACTGTAATTAACAATTTCTTTACAGATATGAAAGATATGTTTAGCAGGTTGATAGATGAAATTATTTTATCTGTTAACGAAAGCACTAATGGATTATTGTTTGGAGATCAGGCTGCTGCAATATTAGAAAAACGTATTGCAACAAGCGGTGCAACGTCACTAACTGATGATCAAAAAAAGACACTAGCAGAAGAACGATACGAAGCAAGAACATACGAAATAGATGAAGCATTAAACGCTACCGTTGAGGGCGCAGCAGAGGCATTAGATTTTGCAGCTAACAGTGTTAACTCGCTTCTTGGACTCAGCGATACGTTAGGGACAGCCGATCTATCCGGAATGTTCTACGACTGGACAAGATATGATCCAACGTTAGACGCCGAAGTTCCTACTATGCCAATAAACCCACCTGAACAAAAATCAATTGGAACTCTAGGAACAACTGGACTCAAGTTTGAACCCAAGGACACTGTTGCTCAACTTCACAGAGGAGAGCGTGTGTTAAGTCCTGAAGAAACTGCAAAATACAATAGCACAGGCAACCAGACTATGTCAAACGAAAAGCTAGATCAGTTAAATAATACTATGATGAGAGTAGCAGGATTGCTTGATTCTGCACTAGGAGTTCAAACAAGAACAATGAAAAATGTTAAATCGCTAGGATTTGATTATTATAGAGGATCACCAGCATGAGTTGGAAAAAATACTTCACCCCTGTACCAACTAGCATGAATGCCAGTGGAAGCTATAGCCCATTTAGTTTTAAAAGCGGTTCGGGCATGGGTCCTGCTGCTGCCAATTACTCAAGTCATTTGCCTGACGTTTACGTAGGATCTCCTAACCGTATTGAGCGTTATGGTCAGTACAATACCATGGACAACGACAGCGAAGTAAATGCTGCACTGGACATATTAGCTGAATTTTGTAGTCAAACCAACAAAGAAAACGGTACACCATTTAAAATTAATTTTAACAACAGTGCAACAAACACAGAAGTTAAGATACTAGGACAATATTTAAAGCAGTGGTCAAAACTACAACAGTTTGAAACTAGAATATTTAAAATTATCAGAAATGCTTTCAAGTATGGCGATCAATTTTTCATTAGAGATCCAGAAACTAAAAAATGGTTCCACGTTGATCCGGCTAAGGTTACAAAAATAATTGTTAACGAAAGTGATGGCAAACGTCCAGAACAATACATTGTCAAAGATATTAATATTTCATTTGAAGCGTTGAGTGCTACAAAGATCAATACAACAAACGCATACGGACCGGGTGGCAATCAACCTGGATACCAAACGCTTGAACAAAAGTATATGACTGGTCAAACTCCTGGACCCAACACCAGCAGATTCATGAATGAAACAAACGAAACTGCTATTAACGCAGAACATATGGTACATTTAAGTTTAAGCGAAGGATTGGACAACAACTATCCGTTTGGCAACAGTTTGCTTGAAACTATCTTCAAAGTGTACAAGCAAAAAGAATTACTTGAAGACGCTATCATCATCTATCGTGTGCAACGTGCACCGGAACGCAGAGTGTTTTATGTTGACGTTGGTAACATGCCCAGTCACCTTGCTATGCAGTTTGTTGAACGTGTAAAAACTGAAATTCATCAGAGACGCATTCCTAGTAAGACAGGTGGCGGTCAAAATGTTATAGACAGCTCGTACAACCCACTTAGCATAAATGAAGACTACTTCTTCCCGCAAACAGCAGAAGGTAGAGGATCAAAGGTTGAAACACTACCCGGTGGTACAAACCTAGGTGAAATAGATGACTTGCGTTATTTTACAAACAAGTTGATACGTGGATTAAGAATTCCAAGTTCTTATCTTCCAACAGGTGCAGATGATGCAAGTTCAACTTACAATGATGGTAGAGTTGGCACAGCGTACATTCAAGAATTGCGTTTTAACAATTACTGCGAAAGACTACAAAGTTTAATAGCTGAAATATTCAACAACGAGTTTAAGTTGTATCTAGTTGAAAAGGGTGTAAACATAGACGTATCTATGTTTGACTTAAAACTTCAACCACCGCAAAACTTTGCAAGCTATCGTCAAGCAGAACTCGACAGCAACAGAATCAATACATTTACAGCAATGCAACAGGTACCGTTTATTTCAAATAGATTTGCCCTAGCAAGATTCTTAGGACTGAGCAAAGAAGAAATTGCAGAAAACGAGCGCCTATGGCAAGAAGAGAACGATGAAGAATTTGGCACACCGTCTCAAGACCCAACTGTACAAATGCGTGATGCAGGTATAACTGGTGCTGACATAAGCAACGATCTAGCTTCAGCAGAAGGCGAAGATACAGAAACAGCACCTCAAGAACCAACTGGCGAGGAAAGTCCATTAAGCGGCGCAGGCGCCGCTGCTCAACCTGCACCGGAGATATAAATACATTATGATATTACGTGAGCTTTATTACTTTGACAGAAAAACTTTAGAGCCAACTGAGGATAATCGTTACGAACCTCAGGACGATGAATCTATAGTTAAAATCGGCGACACTAGAAAAACTAGATTAACATTACGTGATATCAATAAAGCAAGACGTGCAGATGACATGCACAGACAAGAAGCTGACAAAGATTTATCTCACATTAGAGCCATGTATGGACTTGCAGCACAAGCACCAGCAGATCAAGTGTAAGGATTAACACTTGCCTAAAAGTCATATCCCTGGCGAAACAAAAGAACAACGTAAAATTAGAAAACGCCAAGAAAAAAATAAAACAGTTTCTGCAACGCCAATAGAAAAAGAATACCATCCGCAGATAGAAATAAACAGAGATGAGTCTGTTGCATTTGTATTAGGCAATGGCACAAGCAGAAAGCCCATTGACGTAAAAGAATTACGTCCTTATGGAAAAATCTACGGATGCAATGGACTGTATAGAGAATTTTCCCCTGATCATTTGATTGCAGTTGATACAAAAATGATAAAAGAAATTTCTGGAAAAAGCTATCAAATGAATCATCAGGTTTGGACCAATCCAAACAGATACACAAGAGA